GTTCATTAATTGAAAAATATGGTATGGAAGGCGTAATTTCTTACGAAGACGCTAAGTTAAACAACTTACCTATGATTCAAAGAACTTTATTAAGAATAGGAAGAGCAGTTTCATACGCAGTTGATGTTGAAATTGGAAGTGTCTTAGAAGATGCAGCAGGAAATACATTCGCTATCACAGGTGGTAATGAATGGGATTCAGCAACAGTAGCTAACAGAAACCCAGTATTTGATATTTTAACAGCTATCCAAATGTTAAGAGCAGACAATATTAATGCTTTAAATGGTAATGGATATTTATGTTTAAATGGAACTGACTATACTAATTTAATTAGTAACAGTAAAATTGTAAACAACCCATCATTTAAGACAGCAGATGTTGTTTCAAATGGAGTAGTTGGAGAAATTTGTGGATTAAAGATAATGGTAACTGAGGCTTTAGAAGCAGCAACACCAGACGTAGCATACGTAGTTGTAGCAAAAGAAGCAATGACTTGGAAACAAACAACACCTTTAACCGTATTACAAATGGATGATCCTGGTATTAAAACTACTATCAGAGCATTTGAATTAGGAGTATGCCAAATGCAATCACCTAATGCAGTTTGTAAAATAACTAATACGAGGAAATAAGATGGCAGGGGAAATATTAGAACCTATCCATCTAACAGTACCTAGAATGACTACAACACAAAGAGATTTGTTAGCAGCTATTCCAGGAACTATTATTTATGACACTACACAGAATAAGTTATGTTTCAAGAATGATGTAGCAGTAAGCTCAACATCTTGGGAAATAATTACTTCAGAAGAAGAAGCATAAGCCTCAAAGCACCTAGGAGCAATCCTACGTGTACTTTTTTCTTTTTTTATGTATTTATATCAACTAAATTAAAGTGTCTTAGAATGGCTCTAAAAGCCTACTAGGTAAAGGGTAGTTGGAGTCGCCTCCCTACTACTACTACTACTATACTATATATCTATTATTATTATTATTAATATTATATTAATATTATTTAATAAGTATATAACATTATTATAACATTATGTTTTGTTTTAACCAATCAAGTACTTCATTAAGTGAGTAACTTTTACCATAAGCACCATTCCAACGAGCTAACCTCTTTCGTAAATCTTCTTCATAGTTATCTAATCCCTTTGATTTACTATGCCAATATAACAATACATCTCTAAACTCACCACTTATATCTACTACATTTACATTATCTGCAAGAACTTTCAGTCTTTTCCTAATATCATCACTTCTAAGTTTAAGAGCTTTAAGCTCCTTCTCTAATGATTCCTTCTTAAAGTATTCCTTCAATATACTATTAATAGAGCTGGAGACGTCTTTAGTTCCTAATAGCTCCCATATATCTGAATCCAAAGTTATACTTCTTCCTGTCTTATATCCCATTTTTTAATAACATTTTTTTATTTCTCCTGTCTTAACTACCTTATATGTTGTAAACTTATACTTCTTAACAAGTTTCCTATGACTCTTAGTGGTGTAGCACTCCCTACATAGAATACCTACACAGGGCTTACCACAGACTCTACAATACTTAACTGGTCTAGTCATATTTCTTAAAAGTATCTATCATACTCTTTAAATCATCACTAATTATCTTTATATCCTTACTCATAGTTTTTAAATCTTCTTCTAATGTCATTTATTCCACCATTAAGGTTACTCTAACCACATCTCCTGATTTAATATGGCAATACTTAGGAATAGTTATTAACTTAACATCACTACACTTAGCATACCAGCATTTACATACTACTACTGGTTCAGTAGAATTAGGTAAAAGAACATCTACTTTTAAATAGTCTCCTGGCACGATACCACCATTCTTTGGAACAGTAACAAACTTCTGTCCATTACTCTTATTACTCCATACTATCTTTATGAATGATTCTTCAATATCAATTAGATCTTCACTCATTTGTTTAACGTTGTTGCTTGTGTTTTCAATTATTTGTTTTAGATTTGCTTTCATTATGTATACCTCCAGACATATAGTCTTTATACATTCTTATACATATAAGTATAATTAGTCGCATTAATAAACCTTTGCATTTATACTTTGAGTCGTCACCAAGCTACCATTCCGCCACCCTGTTATTCATTTCAATTAACACACACACCTAATACATACATATATAAAGATATCTAATCCTTGTTCTCCTATAGAGAACAAGAACCTTATAATACTTATTAATAGATACATATCAACTATCTATATTATCCGAAATAAGGCTTTGTACTCCACTAAAGGATTCCTTTACCCCCTCACCTCGTAAGGGCGGTGAAGGAACTCCTGAACAAGACACCCAACTACTACCCTATTATCCCTGTACACCAGTAGTGTACTATACTACCAACCTACACAGTTAGTGATGAACTACCCCATAGTATCATAGTATCATAGTCCATACAGTGAGTGTTTAGTATAAACATAAACACATTGAGTGTTTAGTATAAACATAAACACATAGTATTATTATTATTACTAATAGATAGATACGGATGTAAAGTGTATAAGTATAAGTACTCATAACTCTATACAGAAAAAATTATAAAAATGATTTATAATAAATTATAAAATGGCTAAAAAAATAATTCCTAAAAATATTAAGCCTAAACCTATGAAATTAGCTTTCAAATTAGATGATTGGCAAAAAGAAGTTCTTAAATCAGAAGGAAACCTATGTATATGTTCTGGAAGACAAGTAGGAAAGTCTCAAATTATTGCTATTAAGACCGCAGAATTCATCGCAAATAACCCAAATAAAAAAGTTCTTATCATTTCTATTACAGAAGATCAAGCAGAAAACATGCTTGTTAAGATTATGATTCACTTACACGATAATTATTCCAGTATGATTGGAAAAAAATCAAAAAAACCAACAAAACACAAGGTATTTTTAACAAACGGAGCTAGTGCTGTTACTAAAGCGGTAGGACAATACGCATTAGGAGTATTAGGTATGACTGTTGATATAGTAGTACCAGATGAATGTGCATATCTACCTGAAGCAGTTTGGCAAAGCATTACACCAATGCTATTAACTACAGGGGGAAGTCTTTGGCTTCTAAGCACACCTAACAGCCGTCAAGGCTACTTTTATGATGCCTACACTAAACCCGATATGAATTTTAAAACGTTCCACGTGGACTCGGAAGAGGTCGCAAAGGCTAGACCTGAGCCACAACGAACTATTATGATAGATTACTTAAAAAGAGAGAAAGAAAGAATGACTGAGCTACAATATGCTCAACAATACTTAGCACAATTCCTAGAAGAACAAGGACAATTCTTCCCAGATGATTTAATCATAGAAACTATGACTCTCCATCGAGACTTATCCTCCTTAGTTAAAGGTGGGGAGTACTTCCTGGGAGTAGATGTAGCAAGAATGGGTGGAGACGAGACAACATTTGAAATAATAGAGAAAATAAATGATGAATACTATCAAAGAGAGAATATTATGCATACTATGACTTTAACTACAACAACCATTGATAAAATAATAGAATTAGAGAACTTATATAACTTCAGGAAGATATATATAGACGATGGTGGACTTGGAGTCGCAGTATTTGACCAGTTATTATTACACGACAGCACTAAAAGGAAGGTCGTAGCTATCAATAATGCGTCTAGAGCATTAGACACAGACACACATAGAACAAAAAAACTACTTAAAGAGGACTTATATTTTAATTTAAAGAACTTAATGGAAAGAGGAAAATTACATTTACTTAAAGATACAGAGATTTTCACAAGTTTAAAGTCAGTAATGATGGAAAACAGTAAGAAAACTAATGATGTAAGAATATACGGAAGATATACACACATAGCAGAAGGAATAATAAGAGCAGCTTGGTCTAGCAGAGAAAACAGACTACAAATATATTTTGAGGAACAATAAAAATGACGGACACAGGGATTTTCGCAACAACCGCACAAGTCGGTTACAAATCAGGCAGTAATGCAAGTGCAACAAGCAAAGCAGAAGCATATGTTAACAACTACTTATTTCAAGTAGAGAGTTATATTAACTCAGCATGTAGGTATAATTTTAGTGATAACTATTCAGTCTTAAATGACGACACTAAAGGTATTTTACAACAAGTAGCTACAGATTTAGCAGCTATCTACGTAATTATCTACGACTTAAGTGGATTCGCAAGCAGAATTGACGCAGAAGACATGATAAACGTACTAAGAGACAGAGCAATGGAAGGAATCAAATTACTTAAAGATAAGAAAGTCTCAGACTTCATAAGAGAGGTATAAATGGTATTAAACTTTGGTAAGAATATGTTGTTCGGAGAGAATGGCATATTTGAAAACTCACCGGAAGATGGACAAGTAGGTGTATATTCAGGAAGAAGAATCATTCCAACAGATGCACCAGGAGATACAGTAACTTTAACAGCTTTAGAGTCAGCTATGAACGTATTAGAGCTACAAGCAGCAAGTGCTATTATACCAGGAGACTATTTAGAAGTTAAACAAGACATATTCTCTGATACAACAGGTTATTTAAATACA